TACCATAATCCAATTGTTGTAGTATTCATCCGTTTCCATAACGCCACGGATAAATTGCTCTTTTGCTTCGAGATAACCACATTCGCCTTTGGACTGGCAGAGATGTAAAATTTCACGGGTGAATTGTTCATGACCTAATGATAACACATCTTTAGCTAGTTCGGCACTACTTCCATAGTAAGTTTGCCAATCGCTTGGTGCTTTGTATCGTTTCTTTTTACCTTTGACTTGCTTGGTTTTGGCAGAATAAAAGAATTTCTTGCCTATGTACATTTTGTTATTCGTCAGGTTTTTAATCTGATACACGAACCCGTAATTATCACCAATTAAGTCATCTGTAAAATCTTTACCTTCATATTGCCATATCATTATTAAAGCTCATCAATATGTTTGGCATATTGTTTGGCATTAATTTTTTTGCTTTGGCGCCATTGTGACAAAACATCCAACTTATGTTTTTTGGTTGGTTGTTTTTTTAATTTTTCATTTCTTAAAAAGTGTTCATAACCTTCAATGCCTTGACTTTTTATAATATCTTTATGTTCTTGGGGTAAATCAGATTCCAACAGAACATCTTCAGATGTAATTTGTTCACCTAAAAGTGTTTTTATGATGGTTGTTCTCAAATCCATGTTATTCTCCGTATAAATAAGTGTATGTCGCCGGACTGGCATCCGCACATACTCTAATACGAAAGGACCGTGTCAGCATGAGTATTTATCATTTCATTTATCAGACAACACATATTAACGGAAACTACTATTATGGTAGACATTCTACTACAAATCTAAATGATGGTTATATGGGTTCGGGTACTTGGGTAAGAAAAATAAAAAAACTATCCAATTTATCCAGAGAAATTATAGAATACGCAGATTCCATTGATTCACTCAAAGTTTTGGAACAAAAATACTTGTATGAACATTTTGGTAAACCAAGATGTATGAACCGTAGAAAAAGTTCTTGTGGTTTTGATAGTGAAACTAATCCTATGAAAACTATGAGAACCAACAAAGGTTCATTCAAAAAAGGTCATAAACCAGTGTTTTCACCGGAAAGTAATATGAAAAAGAGTTTAACCAAATTAGGAAAAAATAATCCTATGTTTGGTAAACCTGAAGCTTCGAAACACCTAAATGTACCAAACAAACAATGTCGTTACTGTGGTATAATTACAACAATAGGAAATATTGGTCGTTGGCACAACGATAAGTGTAAATTAGTCCCAATCTCCAATATCTAAATCATCTTCTTCTTCGGTATATTCTTCAGTTAGTTCTTCTATTTCAGAACCACAAAACGGACAATGCTCCGGTAAATCTTGAGAAACCATTTCTTCCATAAATGATACCGTATAAGTTGATTCGCAATTGGCACAATCGCCAGATAGATGTTTCTGAGTCATTCTTTACCTTTATTTAATTTCACAAGCACCGCCACCACAAGCTGCTTGGTCGGTAAGTGTTGTGTTGTCATCGAATTCGATAACTTGAGTTAGATCAATACTATGTAGTAAAGGCACCATCTCATTAAATTTTTCTTCGGTAATATCTTCAAATGGTGCCTGAATATATGTGCCACCATCATATGGTAAAACGGCAATTCCATTATAACTTTCTCTGTTATCCCACATCCAATTTCCACATTTTTCCCATTCATTGGCTTTCAATGAAATGGTGCAAGATACATTATGATTATTTAATCCATCACGGTGACCAGGTGCAATCCATTCTTTACTAAACTTATTTACTCTTTTCAATAAGTGCATGAATGATTCGGTTCTAAGAATGGATCCAGCAGGTGCTTTCTGTGGAAAGGACATAACTGCTTCGATATGGGGTTTGAAATTACAATCTTCAATTAACGCAGGAAGATTTTCACTCATGTAACGATACAAGGCTTCGTTCTTACCTACACGCATACGCCGAACATAGAAGTCATTATGCCATGCGTGAATACCTGATGATGTGCCTAATACCAATGAAGTCGTGCCGGCAGGTTTAACTGCTGTTGTTCTTGCAGCCTTATTAATACCAATCAACTCAGCAACTCTAGCATTTTCTTCCAATACTACTTTTGCGGCTGCAGTCATGTCCAAATGAGTAACTTTATCTGAACCAATTCCCGTCATTGATACACCAATCAAAGCATCCAATTCGGTTGTTTCTTTCCAAATGGAACGGAGATAATGGAAGTCCGTATAACTGGCTTGTAGTGTTCCAATGAAAGCACCAGCTCTTGCTCGAGCATTTAAATCTTCTTGGTCAACTAAGTCTGAAACATTAACCTCCGTTAGATTACAGAACTGGAAGGGGCGCAAACCAATTTCGACACACGGATTTGTACCCCAATCATAATCGTTTGTCCAATAGACTCCTGGTTCACCTGCACCAGATTCTTCAACCTTCTTCCAAACAATATCAAACTGTTCTCTTGTGGTATACTCACGGTGTAACACTACTGAATTATTAGCACGGCCACGCTGTGGGTTTAATTCCCACCACGGTCCAGCTTTACACGATAACATATCCAAATCATCAAAACTGAATAGAGCAATCATAGCGGCTCTACGAATACCACCAGAAAGAACGGCATCTGCAATATGGCAATTAATGTCGTGTGCTTCTAGTGATGTTATATGACGACCACGAGCACCATTCAATACTGCGTGAATTTTATCAATGCAGATACGCAATGGATCGGGACCTGGTGCTTTACCACCAGAAGTAATCAAACGAGCGCCTTTAGGTCGAACATCACGATAATCAAAAATCGGATCCGATTTACCTTTGAAGTGAGCTTTGATTAACACCTTAATTGCATCAGCCCAACCTTCGATGGAATCACCTACTAAAAATCTACGACCTTTGGATGTAGGACCTTGTACGATAGGTAATTTATCAACATGATGTTTTTGAACCGAATAACCTACACCTGTTCCTGATAACAATAGAAACATCACTTCGGAAAAGGCATCAATATCATCAATAGGTAAAAATGAGCAATTAAAAATTCTTGTATTGGATATTTCGATTGGTGCTCCACCAAACTGCATTGACCTCATTGAAGGCAAAACTTTTTTGGTGAATACGAATTCTTTGTAAACAGATTGAATTTCTGTTCTTAACTGTGGAAACTTCTTAATATGCATGGCCATGTTGCGTTCAACAATTTCTTCCCATGACTCTCTACGTTTTAATTCTGGAATATATTTTGCGTACTTATTGTAAACTGTTATTTCTGATAAAATCTCTTGTGTGATGTCCATGTTACTATTAACTACGCTCATGTTATTTTCCTTTATTATTATTTTTTACTGCCGTATGCAAATATTTCTTTTTTATATTCTTCTGACCAAGAATCGTAATACTTCGTCTTTAATAGCTTACTACGAGCCTCTTCTAATTTATTTCGGGGTTGTACAAGAACTGCGGGATATTCACCGTTACTAGTATTCACTCCATTAATAAATCCAGGATTATCTGGATGGTCTTTCAAAAATACCATGTCTGGCATCTTGTCTTGTAGTTTTGATATAATACTTAATAAATCTTCATCTGTCAAGTTTTTTTTGAGATTGTAGAAAACTATTACCTCAAAATCTTCAATTGTTGCTTCAATATATCTTAGTATGTATGCTACTGGTTCCTGTCCGATGTATGACCAGAAAACTTTTTTTTCTTCTAGTGCTTTCTTAGCAAAAGGACAAACACTAAACCCACCAAGTTCATCCTTCTTCTCAGAAATCCTTTGTACCCAATTGATTAAATCTTTTTCCAATTCACAAACTCCATTTTCGCTCTTAAATTTACAAAGGTATTTTTATCTATAATATCTTGGATTTCATCCAATGAAAAATTATCTTTGACGACCATATCATTGATGTCTTTTTCACCAATGAATTCTGGCCAAATAACAACATTAAAATGGTTGTCTATTGCGTGTTCTATCTTATTAACGATCTCTTTGTTACGAGGCTCGTTATCGAACACCAGAACCACCTCCGATTTGTCCAATACATCGGTAATCGATTCTAGGTTAGAGTCTGCTGTTGCTACACCATTCTCCAGGAACATGGAATCAATAGGACCTTCGGTTACACATATTAACGATTCCGTATTGGCTCGGTCTAGTCCAAAGACCTTTTTATTATCATCATGTAACTTTAATGTGATATACCTGAGTTTCGATTCACCCAACGAGCGACCCTGGATAGCCACAAGATTTTTCTCTTTGTTATAGAAGGGAATGACGAGCCGTTTGTCGTTTTTATAAAGACCCTCTTTTTCAATCCCAAGAGTTTGTATGAAGGCTGCAAAGTCTTCCGCATAGTATAGTTGCGAGTGAAAGGTCTCTGGAATCCTTCTCTGCTGAACATATATCTTAGCAAAGTGCGCCTCTGGTAATGAGTCAATTGTCGGAAGTTCAAGGGACTTCTTGAAGGTCGGTTTCTCCGTTTTGAATTCCTCAAAATTTGGCTTTGGATAATTGTTGTTGCCGGTTTCTCCATTTTTATATCTTTCCAATTGGTATTCTTGTAATAGGCTAGGATCAACCTGTTTTAAGAAATTATAGAAGGTGGTAGATACACCACAATTGTGGCACATATAGAAGTAGTCATTCTTTTTACGGAAGACAAAACCACGGGCTTTAGTTTTATTTTTTTGGGAATCCCCACAGAGTGGACAACGGAAATTATAGAGGTCGTCCTTTTTACGGGAGAACCTCTGTAATTTTGGTGAAACTTGGAGGAGGAAATTTCTATCAATATAAACGCTCATAATCTATGATAATACTACAATAATACTACTTTGTCAAGTGTCCTATAACTTCTACCACACGACTAACAATAAATGCTGCGGCAATAATACCACCAACAATCATCCAGTTTCTATTAGAAATATTATCCAATTTGCCGGAATCTTTTTCTTGCCTTTTGCTTAGTTCTGCTCGCAATTGTTTAATTTCATCCATAATGCGCAATTCGGTAATTTGAACTTTATCAATAACGGTATCAATGCGGTCGTGAATCTCTTTGATCTCGGCATTCTTTTCTATTCTACGATTTTCCATGTCTTTGTAAATTTGTGCGGTATATTTTTCTTGTTGGTCCACAAGTTTCTCAATAACCGTATCCATTTTTGTACAAAGGGAAGTTATTGTGGTGACTTGGGTTTTTAATACTTCCACATCAACTTTTAATTGCGTAACATTGTCTGCCATCTTGATCTCTTATTTATTATTATTATTTTGATCTGAATCAGCTTGTGGACTAGGCTCAGTATCTCTTTTGGCCCAAATAGCTGCACCATGAACTCCAACAATAGCAGCTATTGAACGACCAAAATCTTCCAATGTAAATGGTATGTTGTGTATTAAGTTGTATATGCAAAATGCAATAGTTGCAAGTACGCAAAGAACCCAAGATATACGACCTAAATCGTAAGTTTCATTATCTTTACCTGTTAACAATTGTTTTACTATTTGTTTCATTTATTATTCTTTTGTTGCTCTCTAATCCATTCTTGTAATAGATCGTTTTTATTTTTTAATGCGTTATACTTGTTATAATTTTCTATAATTATTTTTTCAACGGCACTAAGCTCAACTCCGGAGCTGGTTGCATCAACTGATCTGGTGGGGTTGGGAAGGTCGTTTTTTGCGGCAGCGTTGAGCAACTCGATAGTAGAATTGTGCAAGTTACAGTCGCTATCATTTTTAGTGTTAACATATTTAATAATTTCATCACCCTTCTCCTTAATAATCTTATCTCTATAAACATACTTAATTTCGGTCTGAACAGTTATATCTTTTGCTGATTCATTAATTTTAGCAATTTCTTGGTTCTTTTTATCCAATTCTTTTTTAAATTGGGCATCACTAAACGATATACCTAAAAAGAAAATACTTGATCCCATTAATAATACACCAATTAATCTCATAAGAGCTGGTGTTAAATAACTCGATGTTACAATCTGAGCAATTCGCATTGTGGCCATCTCAGAAAAGAGATAAAGCACCACACCTATTGCAAATGCAATGTATATAAAGAATGTTGGTATGTAATTAAACAACCAAAGTAATAATGTCATCATAATACTGACTTCGCCTTTTCGTAATACATTGTTCTCTGCGACAATCCTAATTCAGCAGCATTAATCTTGTGTGTCATACTTTCAATATCATCAGAATCACAATCATCATTAATATTATGCATCTTCCAATAAAAACAAGCAGACTCCACGGCACCAGACAATGATTCACAATAAGCAACTGTTTTATCTATTGGCATTCCAATAGAAACTGCAAATACCTTATAATTGTCGTGAAAGGTGGTTTGAATAGCACCACGACCACGGTATAACCATCCATCACCACTTGTTACACTACCGTTACCATACCTATTTGCATAAACATAATTAGCAAGCTTTTCTGGTTGGTGAGCATATTGTTCTGCTATACCAACATAAGGAAACAATTTTGGCCAAGTTCTCATTAAACTTTGTGGACCATAATTTAAATTTTCTTTTAATGTTGTAAACTCAATCGACTCAACTGCACATTGCGCTAAAAAACCAGCAATTCTATTCTTTGTATTAATATCATATTTTGGTAATAAGTCATTTAACACCGAACACAAAGAATTTAATGTTGTGTTATGTGGCAGTATTACTTGAAGTTGTTCTACTGTTATCATTTTTTTCTATTTTAATCCATCCATCATCGGAGAACTCAAATGTTTTTCTGTTCTTTACACTAACATAAGTGTTATGAAATTCTACTCCAATCCAATCAGCAAGAGAAACGTTATCTAATCCTTGAACTCTTAAAAATAAAACATTTGCTGCTTCAACTACTTCTGCTTCTAATCCAAATTTCTCTTTGATTCTTTTTTGGATGTCAATCACTTAGGTGCCTTTCTGGTGGCCATTCTCATTAAAATAGGACTACGTTTCTTTTTTCTATTAACAGCAGTAGCACTTGCTGGATCGGTAGAAGTTGCAACACCAGTTACATTAGTTGGTCCGGTAGCAACTGCACCACCACCACCACCACCTATGCCATCTTCTTTAATATTTGATATTGGTTCATTACCCATACGGAATGGTTTAGTTTGTTTGGGTACAGGTTTACCAGATTTAGTTTTAGTGAAGTCATATTTGGAAGCTTTCTTTTCCAATTCAGATTCTTCTGGTACACAATTGGGTACCATACGGTTACCTTTTTTCTTCATGCCTTTGGCTGTATATCCTGTCCAGCAAGCTTCAGTATATTGTTTAAATGATTTCATATTTTCCTTAATATCTCTGCGATATTCATATCAACCGGAATGCCAGCTGTGTGAATGTTTTTTCCGTTAATACCATATACCATATTTGGCAATATATTCAAATATAACAGAAATGTTTTTAATATATCGTAATCTCGTTCATCTATTCTATAAAATAATATTCTTGCAGTAACTTCTGGTCCAAAAACATTATTCAATAGAATGATATGATTCAATATCAATCGTTCTTTGAGAATTTTAGCAACCTTATATCTACGAAATAAACGTTTTAGATATTTGGTTCTTTTAATATCTCCTTCAAATTCTGACATAACACAATTTGGTGAAGTATAACACTTCATTGCGTACATCATAAAATTATCTTCATTCAATTCATCAAACATATTTTTATTCTTATTATATTGTCATAATGAAAAAAGTTGTGGCACCGAAGCACCACAACTTGGATTAATTACAGACCTGTAACTACAGAACCAAAACTTGTATTACCTGAACTTGTGTTGGAAGCCACAGGATTAGCAAGAGCAACTAAAGTTTCTTTCAGATAACGAACTGTGCCATCGTTATTGGTTTTCTTCTGAATATGAACCCAACCAGCACTAAAGTTACCTGTATTAGCAATAGCAGTATTTCCGTTAGCTGCACGGGTAGGAGTAACCAAAATGGTATCAGCAAAATATGTAACTGCTTGTGTACCTGAATGGAAGCTAATTGCATTAGCAAAATATACTGGTTGGCCAGCAGCTAATGTTGCAATAACATTATTAGCTAAACGAACTGAACTATTTGCAGTACTAACAGCAGCAACAGTATTATTGGATTTTAAGAAAGCAACATCATTAGGATCAATGATAGATGTATCTACAAATCTAGCAACTGCATTGTTGGCGTCAAGCGTATAAACATAAGAACCAACCAAATTTGTGTCTGGTGGTGTTGTGAATACGACATTGCTACCGCTTGTAGTTGCGTTTGCCGTGTATAAAACTGTTACTTCCCTAACTTGGCGCTCTACTGGTAATAAAGGCTTACTGTTAGCGGAATCGGTATTTCCCCATTTTGACATTTTTTTCTCCTTGATTGTCCTTGGTTATCTTACTATTTATCTTATTTCTTTTCTTCTTTTTTACCATCTTTACCGTCTTTTTTCTTGTCATCCTTCTTGAATGGATCAGGTTGACCTGGACGGACTCTCATCATCGGATCAATTTCCACATCATCACGTTTTTCACCGGTTAAAGTTGTTCCACCAGTTAAAGTTGCTGCGGCCGTTGGTTTATTCTCACCGCCATCATCTTTTTCAGATTTATCAAACTTTGGTTTCTTACCATAAGTAGCCACAGATTTATCTTCTTTTTCGTGGTCGTACAAATCTTCTTTGACCATTCTTTTACTCTTATATAATGCTTTAATCATACGAGCAGATTTGGACATTTGTTTCTTTTTCTCGGATACTGGCTCTAATTGTGGACTAGGTAGACCATCAGCATTTACGGCAGCCTTGCCATCACCAACATCTTCTTTATTCAAATGTTTCTCTAATCGGTCAATAGCAGAACTCATACCGGAACCATCTTTAGTTTCTTTACTCTTAATCTCAGCATGTTTCTTAACACGCTTCTTAGTATCTTGTCGGAATCTCTCTAAAGCACTTGGCTTTTGAACTGCTTCTGGCGTTAATTCAGGAGTTTGCGAACCTTCTTTTTTCAAAGCTCCAGGTGGAGTAGCAATTTTATAATGCTTCATTGCTTTCTTTAAAATATCTGCTCTACTCTTGGTTGGAGAATCAGAATCAGTATTTCGAATGGTATCATCGGTACCTTTTTCTCGACCAGTAGTAATAGATTCACGCATATGACTTTGTTTCCAAGTTAAGAACTCATTTGACTTAGAGTAAGCAATTTTCTTATCCGTTGGAAGATATTTTGGATTGATACCCCTAGAACTTAAATATCTGTCCAGTAAAGCACTTTCGATTAAAGTTTCTTCAAACATATGATTCTGCTTCCATTTTTTATATTCGTTAGATTTTGCATGAGAAATTTTAGTATCCCTAGAAACAAATTTAGGATTGATACCTCTGGAAGAAAGAAAAGTATTCAAAGAACCATCTTCTGAAACTTGGTTGGTTGCAGAATATTGGCCTAGTTGACCAGGATCAACATTTGCTGATTTTGCTGGTTCGGGATTCTTTTTAATCATAGCTTTTAATTTCTTCATCGTATTCTCTTAATTAGAGATTTTGCCTAACATTTCATTCTTAATCTTTTTGAATGATTGACGAGCTAAATCTTTTGCACGGGACATTGGAGTATGAACTGCGCCAGATTTATCTTTAACGTTCTTTGGCATTTTTTCCCAACCAGGAGTTCCAGCAATAACTTTTTCTTCTAATTCAGCTTCTTCTTTAGAATGAACCAATTTACTTTGTTTCTGGTCTTTTGCAAAATCATTTACTTCTTGGTCACGCATCTTTCCTTCTTTTTGGCGAATCTGCTTTAACTCTCCACGGACAGCTTCAGTATTTAATTTTTTTTTATCAGAAAAATGGCTTTGCGGTGTAGGATTGCCCAACTTATCATCAAATTTAATTTCTACTGGACCTGGATTAGTAGTAATTTTTTGTTTTTCTTTTGTATCTTCACCCTTATCAACTTCGTTTGGAATTGATTCTTCACCAGAAGTTACTAAATTTACTTTGAAGTTTTTGAAGGCATTTAATTTTCCGCCTTCAACACGACCTTTTAACATATCTGTTGTGGTTTTGTGTACATTTTTATCTTGGATAACTTCAATATCTTCTTCAACAAATTCAATTTCTTCGTTACGAGCTTTAGCAAGGTTATCTTTGTGTGAAATAGAATCTTTATCACCAGATTTAACATCTTTCATTGATAATGGTTTGTCGCCACGCATTTTGCGTAAGAAAGCGGGAACATCGGACTTCTTAACTTCTTCACCATAAACTTCATGAGATACTCCACAAGCTTTCATAAACTTGTGATGGTCAAAACGTGGATTTTGTTGAGCAAAAATGGCAGCATGATGGCCAGCTAATTCTTTGCGCTTATCGTGACTATCATTTGCACGGATTAAATCAGCAACCATTTGAAAGTCTTTACGAGTTGCGGCTTCATCCAATTCAACTTCTTCTTTAAATTCTTCACCTTCCCACTCATCAGAAGAATCTTCTTTCATAGCTTGCTTAGTAGCAGTAGCATACATCACATTCTTCCAATTTTTACCGTAACGTTGTTTCATACCAGCTTCACCTTTTTTCATGGACATAACAATCTTCTCACGCTTCTTCATTTGAGCGTCAGACATTTCACCAAGATTGTTGTCGGTGAAATTTTCAATTGTGCCATCAGTTTTATTTTCTGTAAGTGAAGCTTTCAATCTTTCAGCAAAAGTCATTTCTTCTTTGTGCATTTTCTTTTCATGTTTTGCAACTTCACCAGATTTACCGTGCATACCTTTTTCGTGCTTACCAACTTCCTTTTTAGCAATATCTTTTGCTTGTGGCTTAGTTACACAATCACTTTCTTCTTCAACAGCTTCAGCATGAGATTTTGCTGTAACCGGATATTTTTTACCTTGAAATTCGAAATGAGATTGTCCTGCTTTCTTGGCACCGTGAGCGGCTTTATGAAAACCAGTTTCATCAATTTCATCGTCTTTTAATAACTCTTTGTCCTTAGGACCTTTCATTGTATCAACAGCAGCTTTGGTCTGGTCTTTACGAGCTTTGGCGGAGTTACCATAACTTGTGCCATAAACTCTCATGCCGGTTGGAGTAGGTACTTTTTCGGCAGCTTCATCTAATAGTACTTGTGGAGAAACTTCTTCTTTGGTTTCACCAAGAACTTGATTAACTGCATCAATCATAGATTGTGATACAAACTTTTTAGCAAACATTTTATTGTGCTCCCTTTTTCTTTTTCTTTTTGATTATTTCAATACCAATATTTCTATTTTGATCTTTATAGGTATCCATACCTTCTTTATTACCAGAACCGCCTAGTACTCCACCGACACCGGATTCAACATCGTTTTGGAATCCATTAAACTCTTTAATTGTTTTTCTAAAATATTTAAAATTCTTTTTCTTCGGCTCATAAGCTGAACTCAAAGGATTTGGCGACATAACACTACTTCCTGGTAATGCTGAACTGGAAGGTTGTGCGTTACTATATTCCTGACTTTCACCCATGCCTTGTCCTAGACCGGCGCCTGCTGCAGCACCTTGACCGCCTGCACGGGTATCATAACTCTGTCCTACTCCGTCTGGTCTACCTACACGACCAGCGCTTAATGAAGTATCACCACGCTTTAACTTTTTGTTTTTGTCGTTGTCTTTTTGGAAGTTCGGCTCTTTGGGGACTGGACTGATTTTGAGTGTGGGCTGCGCTTCTTCGTATGCGCCGCTCCAAGATCCGCCCGTGACTGAGCTGGTTGTTTTTTTCCTTGGTCCCGTGTCGCCTTTGATTGAATCTTGGCCGCTGACGAGGGAGCCGGAGTTGTCTGGCTTAATGTCGGCTGGACCTTTGGCTGATCTAAAGTTGGGGTTGTATTTACCAACGGTTTTAGTCTGAATAGACTTAGAATCTTTTTTAACATTATCTTCCTTAAATAGTGAGGCAAATCTTTCGTTAATATCTACTTTATTGTTTCTTGTAAACCAATCATCGGCAATCTCATTAATTGCTCTAGAATCTAGAAAAAGTTTTGTTGTGAGGTATATTTCAGTAATATCTTCTTCTTTGGACTCTATTCTACCAGTATTATCAAACTCAATAAAGTTAGTGAATGCCTCGGTGAAATATTTAGTGTTTTCTTGTGCTTTCACCCATTTTTCTTGTCTTACCGACTCAACCATCATTCTGGACAATAGAGAATTTCTTTCTTGGCTGGCTTCGTTTGTGGTATTAACAAAAATCATCAAGGTTTCGTAACCTAATTCTTCAAGTTCTTCTCTGATATAAGAAATACGAGCAACATCATCAGCAGGACCATTAATAATCAATGGACCACGATTCCTGAGACCTTCTTTGCGGAAGTCACTAGATTTTTCTGATAACCTTTGTTTATCCGATAGGTAGTCATAGGCCTGAACTAGGTTGAGTTCTACAATTTTAGACTCAGCGATGGCTTCACGAATGATAATGTCTTTACCTGAACCAGGTCCGCCAGTCACAAAGATGGCTCTAAACTGACCACGGTTTACGGATTCATTTAATCCCATACCAGCACGAACATCGTGCATAAGTTCTTTGGCATGGTTATCGGACACATGGGCAGGAACACCTTGGCGGAATGATGAAAAATCTTTGTTTTTTGCGTGTTCTCTCATTTTGGTACCAGACATACCTTCTGCACC